ATTTTGAATAAGTTCATAGCTTCTTTGGTTTCCCTACCATTATCTTAATATGTTTTCCCATTCCCGTGAGGACTCGTTCATACCATCCGTTCACCCCCGGATATTTTCCGTTGGGATGCTCTCCTATCCATTTGACTTTCTTTCCTGGCAGGAGCTTTTTGACTTGCTCTTCGTCTGTCACCACAGGGACATCGTATTTCGTCAAGAGAATATGAGCAATTGCATCGGAGACTTCTCCATAGTTTCCTTTTTGATTGAGCATCTTGGCTGTCTTGTTCAACATGATTTTCTTGGCAGCCGACGATCCGTCCGTTGCGCTCCCGGCAAACTTTGTGCCGCCCGGGCCCTTCTTTGCAAATCGCACGGCATCCACTTCTGGATCTTTGTCAATGTCATTAATAATCCAGTCTGTGAAATCAGAAGGCAAATCCCCCGGCTTGGAGAAATCTACATACCCTCCGATGGATGCATAGGTCTTTGTAATAATATCATAGATGTCCCTTGTCACATCATTATCTTTTCCGAGGACACTCGTAGGAGCATTGACCCACTTGCGCTTCTTGCCCTTGGTGAGTCTTGCGACCGAATCATCTTCAATCAATTTCTGGGACACCGACCTCATGTGTGTGGATATGGTATCAGAAGTGTCATGCATCTTCATTCCATATTTCTGTACTAATTTAATGAATGCATCATATTCCGTATTCTCAAATCCAGCGTCGAAAATATTTGCTCCAAAATAATCTGCGATAGAGTGTTTGGCAAGATGAACTTTTGTGATTTTAAACTTATTGACAACCAGTTCATCCCATCCGTCAGTCGTGTTTCGTTTCAAAAGATATGCCGAGATTGCCTTTCCGAGTTCCTTTGCATTCTTCTTCATGACGGACTCCATGCCGTCAAAATAATCCTTGATGATTAGATGCTGGAATTGTTTTATCTTCTTCTTGGCTGCTGGATTGGTTGGATTTAAATAATCTGGATTCAGATAATACCATGCATCCGCATATTTTCTCCCGGCAAGTTTCTTTTTGATAATCATGCGGTCTGGCTCAGGAATTGCCGGATGACTTACATACTTGGTAGCCAATGCGCCCAAAAGAGTATCAATGTCTTTGTGCATGGTTTTCATTAATTTATACTTATTGGCATTGTCATGATTATTTAAAATAATCCCAGTCAAATCTGCAAAAGAAATCCAACGCCGACCAGTCTTGTCGGGAATGCTCATGATGTCCGTGCGCTGTGCTACCAGTACGTCGGCTTCCATCTCGACGGCAATCCCGCCAGTCTGATTGATTCCATTAAGAATATAATATGGATCTGCATAGGTCATTGCCGAGATTGATTTCTTCTTTCCTTCAATCTTGATGAGCTTTCGGAAAGTTTCCGGGTTGGCAATGTGGAACACAGTAGTCCTCGGCACCTGTCCAAACGTTCGTCTATAGATGGGGGTAGAGAATGGAATCTTTATGGCCTCTATGTTGTCCGCAAAGATAATCGTGGATGCCGATTTCTGCCATGCAATGTCCCGCTCGAATAGATGCTGATTGAATCTCTTTGGGTTTCTCATTTCACTATCACCTGAATGCTGCCAGGGCAGATTTCTGCTTGGCAACCTTTCCTGTGGTTAAGAAAGTCTTCCATGCAAAGCGGTCGGTCACTCTTACGCTGGTCGAACCAACAGCCCCGTGTAGGCTAACTTCCCGGTTTTTGTCAAACTCTAATGTGGACGAAACATTAAGAACCTTTTCAAGAACCTTTGCGGCACTATGCAAATCCTTTGTGCTTGCACGATTGTTTCCTCCCGTGATGCCTCGGAGGCCTTCATTATAAAATTCCATCCAACCCTTTCCCTCAAGGCACATTCTCAAGTCATCTTGGTTGTCATGAACACCACTCTTTAGATATTCAAAGTTCTTTTGTGTTTCCTTGTCGGGAACGCCATTCTTTCCTTCGTCTGGGTCAATCCATCCTGCTCCGGCCAGAATATTTAGAATCTTCTTTTCGGTCAGTCCGAACTTCTTTGGGTTGTTGCACACAAACTGTATGTGCCACGGTTTCCCGGCGGCCTTATTAAAATTCCACAAGACAATCTTATTTGTCTTATAGTTTATCCAGCCCTTTTGATTAGTTCCACTTCCCCGGGCTTCGTCAAGAAGCTGTTCTCTGAGTTGTTTGAATGTTTTCATTTTCTTATGACCTTGCCTTTGAAATGTCAACAGGTAATGAAATATCTTCGGGACTCAAGATTCTGTTTGCAAGAATGTATCCAAATAGATAAAAGGGGTTGCCAGTCGTAGTCTCCTGTGAAAGAAATTCTATTCTAAATGGTTCTTCTCCGGTAAAATTACCTGTACTCCAGTCACTTCCAGATGCCCCGTCATCCTTTTTATGTATGGGTGACGAGCCAGCCGGGCCCAGAGGTATATTGTTTCGGATTGAAAGAAGTCTTTTCGGCTCTGGCTTTTCGGCCAGGATAGGCATCCTTGCTCACCTTGATGGCACCAATGGATGTTGCCTGCTTGGAGGTAAATCCAATGACCATCATCTGACCCGTTCCTGCCCCTCCAGGGTCTTTTACATACACCGGGACTTTTCCCTGCCCAACCTTTGTGCCTTCTTCATATTGATTGCGAATGCCCTCCTCGATATATTTCAGAAAATTTTTCATACTCCTGACACCTCTCCCTTTGCTGCAACGTCTACAACCTTCGATTGACTCCGTGCCCACTTCTGGGCCTTTCCCTTGTCCTTGAATCCATTGGAGACTGGCATCCACTTGTTGCGTCCGACATGACCCATCACATACCACTTCCCGTCGTGCGGATTCTTCTCTACGATATATTTTGATAAATCCGCTTCTGCAATAATGATATAGGACTGAAAGGATTTCATGATGAAGACTTCTTTCCCTTTCCACCAATTTGCTTGTCAAGGTCTTTGAGAATCTTCATGCGTTCCTTGTAGGAGAACTTCTTTTCTTTCGTTTTCGATTTTGTCGACGGCTTCTTCTTCTTCTTCTTCTTTTGTGCGGCAGTCCTTGTCCCACTCCGAGTTGGCTCGAATTGTTGGGCATTGTCATACTTCTTTCCCATGCCACCTTCTTCAATCTCCTCATTTCTTAAAAAACCATTCCCCTTCACAATGATTCCGTTCATTCCCTGTTTTTTGATGTCCTTCACAAACTTCAATGCTGCCTTCTTGCCGTCCACGACGGATATTTTGACAGGACCGTTTTTCCGTGCGGAATACTTCACGGTGTATGGGTCTTTGCTCTGAGGCATTTTGTAGCCTGGGCTGGAACGGGCTTCGTCCTGCTGACTGGCCAGATGGTCCCCATATCCTTTTCTGTTCTTTGCCACTCCGGGTGTCATTCCCTTTTGTTTTGATGCCGCCTTCTTGGCCTTCTTTCCGGCAGTCATGGCTTTTGCTCGGGATGACTCTGTGCCTGATGCGACTGTCGTGTTCTTTCCGTACTTGATGGTCTGGAGTAGCCATCGGAAATCCCCTTTCGGAGTTTTCTGGGTGTGTACCATGAGAACGTTTTCGTTGATACCTTGTTGTACATATTGCTCTGAATATACAACGCGGCTATCCTTGTCCTCTACTGCAATTTTCACTTCGCCTCCATGCTTTGACCCCAAGTCTGTTGCGCCACTCCCGCCTCCTTGGAACTCTGTGATGATGGCCGGAACCTGGGCGGCAACCCGTGCCACCTGCTGATCTACAACTTTTCCCTTGACCATGGCCACGACGGTATATGGGGGTGTTCCCTTCTTGACTTTTCTTAGAATGCCTCCCATCGTCTTTGCTTCTTCAATATCGGCGGCCGAAGAAGGTGACGGCGCAATGTCCCCGCTGGTGATATGACCGTGACGGGCCAGGCTTCGCCGTCGCTCTCGATCTTGAATTTTCGTATTTATTTTCTTCTTTTTATTACGAGGGCTTTCTCCCGGATTGGCTGAAATGCTCTGCTTGAATGCCCTCTTAATTCGATCATCAACAAGTTTCTTGTCCTTCGGGGAAAGTCTGTCATATTCTTTTTGGCTTCTGGGCGATTGCACTTCTCCGCGTTGTCTTGCGTTTGTGCCTTCGTCTACTCTGAGGGTTTTGAATGTCTTCATGGCATTGGGTTTCCTTTATCAGCGAAGCTGATTTCATTTATATACATGAGAATACAGAGATACACCTTTATTTATAAAAAGGTTTTAGGCGATAAAAATTCTGGCGAAAAATTTGAGAATCAAATATACTCGATGGTGCTAAACCCCATACCAAAAAAAGGGGGCCCGGTTGGCCTACTAATGGCCCCCCTGGCCCACCCCGGGCCCTCATAAACTTTTCGGTGTTGCACCCCTCTAAGAGAAATCAGAACCTTCTTAGAATGCCCTCACATCGCCCCCACACACAATACCTCACAGGTTGATTCTAAGAGGACTGTGATGCGTCTAAGATTCCTCTGAGATGTCTTAGACATGTCTATGTGATGTCATGGGGTATATACGCTCTCTGTATATTACACTATGATACCTCAGAGAAATATCAGATATATCCAGGGTGGCTGCATTCAAATATATTTTCAATTATATGCTCAATGTCATATGCAAATATATACGATATTGGCTGCCACCTGCACGACCTGGTGCCTCGATACCCTCTGAGGTGTTTCTGAGAATATGCATATAAATAAAAAAGACCCCCCTCATATCATCACACAATCATAGGATTAAGTGCCGATATAAGGGGGGCCATTTTGAAATATCGTTTTATATGTGTTTTGAGTATATCACAGAGGTGTTTCAGAGGTAGCCGGCGGTGCGGCGGACGTTCAGGGCGCCTCGAAGAGAAACTCAGAGAAATCTCAGAGTGCTATGTGATTCACTTAAAGATATTTAAAAGATTTCTCTGAGGCGTCTCTGCGGTGTCGTGTCATGCGCGCAGAGAACTGGAAGCATCAGGCCCCCTCATATCGCTATCTAGGAAGCTTCTCTGAGGGGCCTGTACATAACGGGGATATGCGAATGTTTTGCGAATGTCTCACAGAAAAAAATCTGCGGCGTCTCTGCGTTTGTCAGCTTAGCTGACTAGAGTATCCCACTATATCCCACTTTGTCCCACATTAGGTATGCTACGGAACGCCTCAGAGGCACGGGAGGCCGAAAAGAAACCCCCTGCTCTCACCATAAAAAAAGGAAAACAGGGGGTTCTTCTCTATATGTTATTTAATTTTCTTTACCTTGCCCTTGGTACTCTTGATATACCTATCGAACCAATCCACAATGTCCGTAGAGTTACCAAGAGAATCACAGTTTGCCTCTATTCCATACTTGGCAATACACTCAAGATTCCATACGGTATCTGCAACACAAATTTTTGCAGTTCCCCGCTTTCCTCTCCAATCCATCTGACGATGATGCGATTCGGGCGTTGCATCCTTGTCTGTCGGCTTGGGCCGTGCATCACGAATCATACGGTTAAGGTTCCATGTGAAATTGACCTTCCCCAACTGATCTTCGATATACGAATTGTGCTTAAAATAACGATCCAATGCCGTCCGAATATTCGGATGCATTTCGTTTCCGTATACCTTGAGGATGACCATCAATGCAGCTTTCATGGTAGGGTCAAAAAGGGGCTTTCCCTTTGGAGCTTCTGACTCAAGGTTCCCGCAATAGAAATCAATTGCCATCAAGTCAGGCGCACGGGCAATGAGTTGTTTCTCAAAAAGATCGTTTCGGACCATGCTCTTGGTTCTGCCCTTCAACTCATCTGGACCGACCTTCCATGTTCCAATGCAGCCATCTTGATTTATGGAAGTATAGTTCAAAATCGTCGTCAGATAACCCGTCTTACAGGCATCCGAAATCGGAACCCAGGTTCGATGCGTCCTTGAATCCTGCAACTCCAGATTCTTGATTAGTGCCTTGATAATTTCATGAGATTCCTCTACACTATCTCCAGAATTGTAGTGATAATACAGATCACCCAGTTCCTTCATTGTGTTGCAGCAATGCTCAAGAACAATCAAGGCATTTGGCATTGATGAATTGAAAGTCCAGTCATACCTCCTATGGTGACCATCAATCACAGCCTTGAACCCCGCAGGATATTCTCCATCATCTTTCAGGAGAGTCCCGACAGACACACACAGATGGTCTTGGTATTTACGCGCAAGAACACTTTGAACATTTTTGTTGTTCAATATTCGAGAAACGTAATCCCTTTCGAGAATCCAATCTGGAAGATCAAGGAATCTTTCTTTCAATTCGGCTCCTGTGACACACCCATGAGCGGTGATTCCCGGCCTGACCCTATAGCCGCTGCTCTCGACCGGGATCACTTCTGGATCTCCTAGTGCAGAAATTGAATTAGGAACCAGAATAGAAATTACATTTTGCTTTTGTGTTGTTTTTGCTTTTTTTGTTGCCACTTTCATATTATATTACTCCATTCTATTGTGTGTGTGTGGGCAATGTGCAAAATTGCTTATGCCCACATTTTATTATTACTTCTTTTTCTCTCTCACTCTCTCTTCTCTCATATCACCCTGTTGTTGTTGTCTTTTTGTTTCTTTCATAAAGTTCTCTCTGTCGTTCGCGTAGCACCGCTCTGATGTTCTTGCGATGTTGTTCCTTTCTTTCTCTATGTTGCTCTTTGGTATACTTTTCATTATGTTTTCTGGCTTGTTGGTTCTTGCAATCTTTGCATCGGAACGTAAACCCATCTTTGTTATTTACATTCCTGTGAAACGTTTTTGCATTCAGCGGCAAAAGCTCTCCCCGATGAATACATTCCGGGTTGGTGCATTTCTTTGTAGGGTACATTCTCTCTCACTCTCCTCTATTCTTTGGATAGTCCAAAGGCAGTTTTGGGTTGTTTTCCAGAAGCAATTTCCTCAATCGCTTGGTTTCCTTCTTGCCTCTTCCCATCACATACACATACTTATGCTTCGGGGCGGCGACTCGTTTTTTACATGCATTCTTCTTGTCCTTGGCCATCTGTTTCAGTTGGACTGCAACCTCGTTAGGGATTGCACTCCAATTCACCTTTCCCTTTCGTCTCCACTCTGGCAGGAACTCTATTCCAAGATCCTTCGCATGGCGAACATACTCGGAGCGTTCTGTAAATGCCTTGTCGCCCTTCCATCCTTTGCCCTCGACGAAATACTGGTGCTTGGTTCCGCTGGCTTGGCCAAGATAGGTCCAACTGCACGCAGAATACAGCGTGCCAATTTCGTTTGCATCAGGATCGCTATATGCCGTGAAATAGCGAAAGTCGGTGTTCTTCACCATCCACTTGATTGATGCCATGATGATGTTCGATCCAAGGTTCTTGGGCCCAAATGAAATACAGGCACCACGAGCGAGCAACTTTTCCTTGTGCTTCATGTCGGCACCCAACAGATGTGAAAATGCATTCGGCGTTGCCATCATAATCACACCCGATAGCACACGCGGCTTACCCGGAACATTTAATGTCATCGTGAAACGATGCGTTGTCCAAGTTGCAGGTTTTCCCAACCATTCGTGTCTCTCGATGAACTTTACGATTTCGCGGCAACGAGCCTTGTCTGTCTTGGGAATATACTCAAACTCAAAGTCCGAAACTCTTAATGCCGCTGCTTCTTCTTCTGTCAGATTGGCATCCTTTAGATCCTGCTCACGATTCACATCACGGATGTGCCCTTGCCAGCACTTGTCACCATCGTATTTCTCAAATCGCTCATGCGGAGGGATGTATCCTGTAGGTTCATCTTCTTCACTTTTCATGAATTTCAATAGTGACATTTTTTTCGTTCCTCTTCTTTGCGTCGTAATGTGCTTTCAATGATTCACTAAGTCTTTTTCGGGATTCTTCCGTCCAAACCCTTTTTCGGCTTGCTTCACCATTCTTTCTTCGGGTTTCTTCTGACACCACTTTCCCTTTATTTGATTCACTTATTTTCCTTTTGTGTTCTTCTGTAAACACTTTTCCTTTACCAGAATCGCTCATCTTTTTTCTGGTTTCTGCTGTGTGGACCCGCCCCGTATTAGCCTCCCTAATTTTTTGCAGTGATGCTTCTGAATGTTTTTTTCCATAGAAAGGATTCTTTTCACCCGCTAGTTTCCCTTTGTGTGCTTGACTGATCTTCCTTCGGGTTCCTTCTCCGGTGCTATTCCAATCTTTCCCATTATTGGCTCTGTTCAACCAAGAATCATTATGTACACAGTTGTTTTCTGTCAGAAACTTCTCTTCATATGCCCGAGCATCATCGGCCGATTCAAAAGTCTTATCAATAGTCGCAATAAACTCATCATCAGAGTATTGCTCCCGAAGTTCCTTTATAAATTTTGAACTCGTAAAGTATTTCTTCCACAAGTCATCCTCTGGGGATACCTTATTTGCAGAGCGGTATCCATAATAGGATTTTCCATTGGGGCATTTGATAATATAGGTGTATGCATTCATATTCTCAATTACTCCAATTCTTTACAATGTTTGCCACAATAAAACAATTCGTCACCACATAGACAACCACAATCAACGTGCGGACAATTGCCACATGGTCAGAAATCGTATCGTTCTCATCATCAGCCTTGGCTCCCAATGATTTCACCCATACGCGCCAGATGTATTTCATAGGTCGCCCTTGGAAGAGAATCCGCGAACCTTCTCAAATTTCAACGTGTTCTCAAAGCGGTCAATGAGGTCAACCTTGTGTGAAATCACAAAGACATTCGTGTCCTCGGATTGCTTGAAAAGTAATTTTCCCATCACCTCATCGGCACCAATGGCATCCAGTGAACCATCGAACACTTCATCAAGGATCAGCAGATTGGTATTGACGCTGTTTTTGAGTTCGGCAATCTTGCGCCATGTGAACAGCAATGCCAAATCAATCCGAGCTTTCTCTCCCTCTGAGAATGACGCATATGTGAATTCATCCAGATGTCGTGACTTGATGGTTTCATTGAATGTCTCGTCTATCTCAAACTTCACGAAGAAATCTAAATCCTGTAGATGCTTGTTCACCTGTGCATTGATGATGGGCAGATAGTTCTCGATGATTTTTGCCTTGATGCCAGAATCCTTCAGGAGTTCATATGCCACATCATGTGTCTTCTTGGTTCCACTCAATGTCATCTGGGAAATTTCTAATTCATTCAATTCAATTTCAATATCATGTAGCACCTGGGCCCTGTCTCCCTTGTCTGATTCGGCAATGGAATCTTCGATGTCTTCTATTTCACCATTCAAGGCAATTCGCGATTTCTTCAATGCGGCAATGGTGACAGAAAGCTCATTGCGTGAATCACGATGCCCTGCGTATTCCTTTTCCATTGTCCGCAGGGCATCCATGCCTTCGTCAATTGTTCCTATTGTGCCCATGAGAGATTTGATTGCATCCTGTAGTTCTTGTGCCTTGCTCGACTTGGTAGAAATCATGCCATCACGAAATGTTTCGTCTATGGCCTGTTCGCAGGTAGGGCAATCATCATGGTCTTCATAGAATGCAATTTCTTTCTTGACCTTGTTCTTGTTCTTGTTCAAGTCTCTGAATATCTCGTCTGCCTGCTTCTTTTTTGCCTCAATCGGGGTCTTCTTGGAATTGATAGATGTCACCAGAAGGCCGCATTTCTCTTCTAATGCATCTAATTTTTTCTTCCCTACCCCGACCTCCACTTCTATGCTTTGCAGAGTTTTTTGCTTCTTTTTTAATTCGTCCTCTCGTTCCTTCAATGATGCGCTAATATTGGACTCTTGAAGGTCTTTCTTCTCTTCTACTAGCCCTATGCGCGAGTTGGTGGTCTTGATGTCCGTCTTCAATTCGGACAATTTCCCCTTCAGCAAAACGTTCATATCAGAGAAAATCTCAATGTCCAGGACATCCTCGACTACCTTTCTCCTGTCGGCTGGAGTCATCTGCATGAATGAATCATAGCGTGAACCAAGAATGACAACACTACAAAACGACTTGTAATTCATCTTGAGGATAGATGATTCAAAGATGTTTTGGAAATCCTTGGCAGATGCGCTCTTGTCAAATGGAACATGATTGCATTCTATGTCAAAGACGGCAGGCTTCAGGCCACGACAAACCTTATAGTTATTTTTGCCGATAGAGAATTGTAGTTCTACGACACAATCCTTCTGATTCACACTATTGACCAATGCAGGCTTATTGATATTGCGATATGCCTTGCCAAACAATGCAAATGTAAGAGCATCAAGTAATGTAGACTTGCCGCTGCCGTTCTTGCCAATGATGAGCGTGTTCTTCTTGCTATTCAGGTCATACTCTGTGAACGTGTTTCCACTCGAAATGAAGTTCTTGTATTTGAGTGTTTTAAATACAATCAATTTTCACTCTCCTATTCTTCTCTTTGATCTTCCTTCGGGAATTTATACGAGACGCACTTTCTTCTAAGTTTCCCATAGGCACCATATCAAGAAACTGAGAAACTCCATTAATAACAACCTTTTCTACTGCCTGTGTGTTAGCAATCTTTTTGCTTTCGTTTTCAGCATATACACTAAAGATAATCACATACCATTCGTCATTACCATGCAAAGCAGCATTCATCCACCTATGACCATGTATATGTGTTTTGGCTCCATTCATAAATCCCATATATGACATCATTCTCGACTCCAAGGATTTTGCTGAACTTTTACCTGTTCCACTACAACCAATTTTCCCGCGAACGAGATTTTCTTTTTGAAAGTGTCCCATATTAGAAACCAATGAATCAAGGGCATATGTAGTTTGGATTTCTTCTTGTTCTATGGTTTGGTTAGAAGGAAATATCATATAGACATATCCTCCAGAAGTATGGTTTTGCGTCTTCAGCCATTCTCTAAAATCGGGGTCCATGAGTCTGAATGTTCCTATATGATGAGTACCATAGAGCAAATCTGATGAATACTGTGTCATCTTCGTAACTCCACCCACCGACTGAAAGTATCTTTCCTTAGCTTTCCGTATTGCCATATCCTTTTCCTCAATACGAATTCCAAGTGCCTCGTAAACTCTTTTGGAGCCTTTAAGATGATATGACCACCACCATCTTTTGGGTGAGTTTACATTGATGAATATGAATACCTTTTTTTCACTATTCAAACCATTGATAATTTCCTGCTGTAGTTTCTTCATAACAAATCACCTCTTACTGGTTCAAAATAAAGTCGGTATCGCTCAACAACATGACGAGCAGGGCCATACGAATATATAGGCCGTTCTCTACTTGTCTGAAGTATGCCGCTCTCGGGTCAGAATCCACTTCGGGAAGCAATTCGTTTACCCTTGGAAGAGGATGAAGAATCCGTGCATCAGGTTTCATCAGTTTCAACAAATCAGCATCAATGCGATACTCGGCTTGCCTATGATGCTTCTGATATGCCTTAAAATCTTCTTGGGTGAATCGTTCTTTCTGTAGTCTTGTCTGATATATCACATCGACCTTCGGTACGACTTCTTTCAGATTTGCACTAATGGTCAAGGGTATATCGGACTCGGCAACATGGAGCAGGAGTTCTCGCTTCAGCTTGACGAACTCGGGTGCCACCAAATACAGGTGTCCAATGTTCTTGTATTTGGTAAGGAGATACAGGAGTGAATGGATAGTCCGACTGTGGGCCAGGTCACCCACCAGGGCAATATGCTTTCCGTTGATTCCTCCGCACTCTCGGCGTATGGTATACAGGTCAAGAAGTGCCTGTGTCGGATGCTGCCCATCTCCATCCCCGGCATTGATGATGGGTGTATCCGGGCAGACCAATGCGGCAGCCTCGGCAGCACCTTCTTTCGGATGCCGCAGAACAATCACATCCGAATAGGCAGCAACCGTGCGAACAGAATCTTCTAGCAATTCTCCTTTTGCAGTCGAAGAGAAATTCTCGGCATTCTCTGTGGACAGAACATCACCACCCAGCTTTTTCATTGCAGCCTCAAATGAAAATCGGGTGCGTGTGGATGGTTCATAGAACAACGTTGACATGATAAGCCCAGAGTTCCTTAGCATTGGAATCGGGTTTTCTCGTATCCTGTCTGTCACCTCAAAGATTGTCTTTAGTGTTTTCTTGTCAAATTGCTGTGCCTTCAAAACGTGTTTCATCTTTTCCATAACACAAACTCTCCTCTTATGCGTTTGAAATTGCCTCTTCAAATAACGATCTCATCAATCCCTTGACATCATCCTTGTTGTCATATTGGGACTGTTCCACATAGTCATTCAATAACTCTAGCGTTCCCTTGCTCTCGATATGTTCAATTGCCACATCATCATTATTCAATGCATCCGTATTGTCAAGGATTTGCATATGCCAAGGGTCGGCGGCTTCCATCTCAATGATAAACTTGTCGAATATGTATTGGTCATTGATTTCGTTGGCAATAATCTTGACTGCACTCCTCTTGTATATGTCAAAGTCAATGTTCCCGTTGAGAAACTCATCCTCTGTCGATGCATCATAGAACACCTTGGAAAACATCTTGAGTGGATTGGGCACAAATTCTAATTCGAGCGTGTCCGTATCGAACACATGAAACCCACGCTCTTCTCCATAGTCAATCCATGTCTGCTCAAAGGGCGAACCCAAATACCATACGTTGTCCATGTGCGAGCGGGTATGGAAATGACCAGAGAAAACCATATCGAACTTCTTGAAGACCCCCCTGTTCATGCCGTCCATTGATACCGAACCTTTTGCAAACGGGAACCCGGCAAGATTCAGATGCCCGAAGACTACTGATGCCTTTGATGCCTTAATGCGTTTGAGTGTGGTGTCTTCGTTTCCAGAATTAATCCACGGCACGATAAGGACATCCAGGCCATCAAAGGTGACCTCGGACGTTTCCTCGTATACGTCAATGCCATTGTCAAACAGACAATCCATTGAGTTGATGCGATTGGTATTCTTGTAGTATGTGTCATGGTTGCCAATAACAATGGACAGGTCATACTCGAAACGCATCTTGTCAATGACCTTCTTGAAGCGATGCAATGTCTTATAGCTGACCCACTTGCGGCGGTCGGTCACATCTCCGAGGTGGATGATGGACTTGATGCCATGCTCTTCCAGATAGGGGAAGAATTGCTCATACCAGAATCTCTCTTGATACTCTGCAAAGGTGTCGCTGTCTCCGCGAATCCCTGCATGAGTGTCTGTCACCAATGCGATTTTCATATTATACGTCCTCGGGCTTCACGTTCGTTGCATATTGTAACAGGTTGTTTGCACTCACGGGCCTTTTCTTTTTTGCTGTTGGGGCAACGCCATCTGTTTGTGTTCTTTTTTTGTTCTTTATATCTTTTTTCTTTTGTATGGAATCTTCAAAGGTTCCAATGAACTCACTCATGTTGTCATATAGTTTTGCAAATCCAATACTGGATATGTTGGTTTGTTCTTGACTTAGCAGACTACTGTTGCTGGGGCCCGTTGCCGAGGCTTCGTTTAAATTGTCCATTATCTGAGAATTTTCTAACGATTTATACTTGACATAAAGCTGCTTCTTTTCTTTTTGTATCCTTCTCAAAAATGCATAATAAATAATCTGAGTAAAATATGCAAATGGGTTCTTGGACTTCTCTGGATTGAAGTTGTGTATATATTGAATACAGTTCTCAATACCATCTGAAATCATATCTTCGCGGAAGGCATAGTTAATGAAATTTGATTTATACGAAAGCCTGTTTGCAATACTCATAAAAATCTTTCCAATATCATCGGGAACTCTCGGGTCGGGATCGCCATCCTCTCTGGCTATCTTTGTCTCCTCTTTGAATGCCATCATATATCTAAGAAATTCCTTATTATCCACATAATGTTCTGGTTGTTTTCTACTCATGGGCGGTTTCTCACTCCTTTGCCTGTGGTAATTTTACGTTATAGGATTTGACCTTGAATTTTTCTGACTTGTAGATTTCAAATCTCTCTTGATAGTGCTTGAGGGCAAAGTTCCTTGTCTTTCGGCCACACGAAAGGTCATCCACAATATCATACAGGACTGCCTGTTCGTCTTCGTCCTCCCCCACTCGCCGCAATGCTCGACCAATGCTCTGCAATGTTCTGATGCGCGACTTGCCGGGATGAACAAAGACCACATTGTTGAGTCGTTTGATGTTGATGCCCGTAGAATAGACACCCACGGACGCAATGATAATTGCATTTTCTTCCAGTTCTACCTGTGAACGGACTGCCTCTCGGTCATCGACTTTCGTTCCTCCATGTACAAAAAAGACCTTTTTCTTCTTGTCTCCCTTCTGTATCATGTCGAACAATGGGACTCCATGCTTCTCTATGTAGTTGAACAAGACGAGCGTGTTTCCTTCAAGACTCAGAACCAAATTCTTGATGAACCTGTTGCGCGAATCACTCCCTACAATATAATCAATTTCTTCTTGGTATTTCAGTTTGGATGATACCTTCTCTTCATGCCTCAACACAATTGCCTTGACGACAAAATCTGAAAGCACCTTTTCGTCAATGAGTTTCTTGGTTCCAATGACCCTTCGGACTGGACCCAATAGCCCCTCAATGACCAACTTGTTTGTCTGCATCCCATCCAGAGTTCCTGTCGTGCCGAAACGATATTTGACATTGGGTGTCTTTGTCATGATACCCATGAGTGATTTGGCCTTTACCCCATGACACTCATCGACCACCACCATTCCGAACTGCTCAAAATAATCCTTGCGAAGACGAAACAACGACTGCCATGTTGAAATCACGATAGGGCATTCGGTTTCCTTTGACTTGCCCGACATGATTTGGTGAATGCCAATGTCCGAGGGAATGCCATAGTCGGCAAAGTCCTGTGTCATCTGTGCAACCAGCGATGTGGTCGGAACAATAATCAATGCCTTCTTATCTTCAATAATCATATTCAAATAGAACCGTGTGAGCATATAGATGATGAGACTCTTGCCGGAACCTGTAGGAGAAAGCAGAAGCATCCTTCGCTTTCGGACTGCCGCCACAAAGGCATCCACTTGATAGTTTCTTGGGGTGAACTTGGGCGGAAGCCCCAATGTCTCAATGAATTGTACTGCCTCGTTTACTGAAAAGTTCTCGTCGGCAGCATCGGGCCCCTCTTCATGCTCTATGACATAGCCATGTTCCCTTGCAAACTCTGTTATATAAGACACCAGCCCCGCATAGATGGTTCCGTCCTGTATGTTAAAAAGACGAATTTTTCCATCCCACACACCGTGCTTATAGGTAGGCATGAACCGATAACCCGGCACTTCAAATGTGAAATGGTCTGACAATTCACGGAGGACGGAGCGTTCGTCGGAACGGACACGAAGATAGACTTCATTCAACTTCTGGATTTTAATGGTATCCATCATACTGGTATTGATGATTCTCTATCCGTTGATTCCGTTGGTGAATTGCTTCCACTTGATTGCATTGGAAATCGTAAAGCTTCGATTGTTGACAGACCCTATAATAGAACTCAGCAGGCCCACTTTTTCTCGCTGGTCGCCAATCATGACCAAGTTCTGAACAATGTTCGGGTCGCCATCCACATACTTTGCAACATCTCCCTTGAGGATTTTGAGAGCCAGCGGTTGCCAATTTCTCTCATCAAGGTCTTCTTGACACATTTTGCCAGAGTAGTATTCAAACTTGTCCTTCTCTAGCATCTTGTGGGTGAACATCATTCGGTTGAGGATACGATTCTCGTCGTTCATGATCTTCATGTACTTGGAATGCAGTTGGGGAATCTTGAGGCTTTCAAGGTCAAGCTCCAAATCGTCAATCTTGGAGTCCACATCCCATAATTCGTGAATCATCTCTATCGTAAATTCCTTGTCTTCTTCAATAGTTGTCATGTTTTAAATATACCTTTCATTTTCAATATAATATAAGTGAATTGCTATTGTATGTTAAACTTCAGTTTAATTCGACACACCCGTTGCCGAGTTGGGGGTTTCTCACATCCTGGGCCATAGTATAATCACCAAACAACCAAGGTCAAGGCCTAAAATCAAATTTTTTCGTAGGTATACGTCAGATACCTGAAGGTTGCAGATGCCTTGATCCCTTCAATATCGGCAGATGCCGAATCAAATAAAACTTCTGATAAATTAGTTGGAAATAGGTCTTTAAATATAATTTGATAATTGGGGTTCATATTTGAATTCAGGATGGTGAGCGTTGCATCCGAATAAATGTGCTTTTCCTTCTGGGAGGCATATTCTGAATAGTCATGGGGGAACCCCAGGCCTGCCATCCAGTCATAGAGTTCCCTCCAATTCTGAAGGTCTTCGTCCACAAGGAACTGAATGTTCAATGGATCAAAAACAAGGGTTTCTCCAGGGACAGCCGTCTGAAGAAATGGGGTGGGCTGGGGGGCCTCGCCAAGAGTAAGTCCAGGGAGGTTTACAGAAGTCAGAAACCAATTGGTGGTCGGAAGCACTTCGATATAAAATCGAAATCCTACAGGAGATAGGTAGTTGATGTTGTCTGGTGAATTGAATGATTTTGCCATGCTACTATGCGGTGCCTCCTATTATGTATTTAGGCGTCGGGCGGCCGAAAAGAAACGAGGAGTGTCTCTATGAAAGACACCCCTCGATTTCTTTTCGATTATGATGCTACTACGGATTACTAGCCAGCCAGATTATTGACTCCGAAGGCTCTGTAGTATCTGTTGTTCTGACCGACCGACACTTCTGAACTTCCAGTATCCGTTGCAAATGGATTCACACCAACACCGTAGCGGGTCTTGAATCCAATCTTGGGCTGGAATGTTTCCTCACCAATTGCACGGACCATCTGGAGGGGAACGTATGGGCAGTAGAACATCCCTGCATCATATGGCGATGTTCCCTTGTATCCAACACACACAAAGTCGTCCCCGGAGAAGGAGTAGGGGTCAATGTAGACCTTGAGTCCTGCACCAATGGTTCCGGCGAATGTGCTTCCAGTATCATCTACCGTGAGTGCGGCAGATGGGTCAAGAACACCAGCAGTTGCAAGAGCAGAGGCAATATCACTCGAACAGAGAATGAAGTTACCCTTCCCTCGACGAGTGTTCTTTGCAATGGCATTGGCTTCCGTCTCAATCTTGTAGACAAGAGACTTGAATCGCTCTACGAGCCAGCGACCGTCCAATGAACCAAGCCCTGCTGCATTGTTACCAGAAGGTGCAGACCCTCGGGCATCAATGGCATCAACGCCAGTAGAACTCATGTAGATTGAGCGAACAATTTCACGATTGATTTCTGCATTGATCTCAGTCGTGAGAATGTTTGCAAGCTCAGTCTCGGCATCAAGACCATGAATTGCCTTCAAGTCCTGTGCCAGTTCTACCGAATACTCTGCCTTGAGGGCCCGAGTAACGGCAGTAACCTGAGCCTTGTCAATCTGGAATGACATGGAAGGAATCTGATTGGTTGCGGATTGGCCCCATCCTTCGGCAGTTGCTGTAAATGCACCCTTGTTGATTGCAACGGCTTCCGATGCGACTGCATTGAACATCTGATTGGCTGCGCCGGATGCGCCTACAGGAAGAAGACCGACTCCACGACCAGCAGAATAAGCAGTATTTGCCTCGGAGTAGAATGCATTTGTTGTAGCAACTGCCCCGCCCGTTTGGTCTTTGCCATATGTTGGGCGAAGTGCAAAAATCAGACCCGTTGGGCCCGACATTGGCTGAACACCCATAACATCAAATGCAATGAGGTTAGGAGCAGTTCGTCTCACAAGGCTGATAAGAACAGGATCAAACTTGGCGGCATTGCCCGAAATTACTTCCGGCGCAAGAGATTCTCCAAGAAGACTTGTCGAACCCGCTCCTGTTATTGATGCCTGTTCTTGAAGAGAAATCTCTTGCTGCTCAAGCATGTGTGCCGTGACAACCTTTCGGTAATGATTCTTGATCTCAGGAAGATCCGTATGGTCAAGAACTGGTTGCCATTTGTTAACTAGCTGTTCATTCAACATGTGTTTACTCCTTAAAAATTCGTTGAATTAGATAATCTCTTCAACAGTATCCTAATGTTTATTTATAAATTATTGATTTTCAACAACAGTTCTTCCAAGCGTACTTACATATGCAGCCATCGAAGAATTGTGTGGTGCCTCTTCGGTGCCTGCAAGACCATTTTCCGAAACTTCAAACTCTTCATCAAGTGGGATTGTCTTGCCGCGAACCGTCCTTGGGAAATAGTTCTCTTTGATTGTCTCAAGGGCAGTCTCATATTGGTCTACGTCTTCAAAGTTCACGCCTTCTGCAAGGCCCTTCATCTTCTCTGATTCGATGTCGGTCAACTCATCAGAGAGATTGGTCAGGATTTCATCTTTCTGAAACCCCTTAACCTTGGAAAAGAGGTCTATATTTTTCTCAACATTTTCGTTGAGTTCGCTCTCCAATTGGTCAACTCGGCTGGCAAGACTGTCTACTACATCAACCTTCTCTTCTGGAATGTCAATATAATGATCTTCAAACAGTTGCTTGAGTCCACCAATAAATTCTTCGGTAATTTCCGACTTGATTCCACGCTCGATTGCAAGCTCGTTGTCCTTGACCCACTCTTCTATTACATACGAAAGGTAATTGTCTACCTTGTCGGTGATTGTAGAAAGGATGGATGCCTCCGACTCTTGCAACTTGGCCCCAAACGAGGCTTCCATTTCTTCAAGTTCAGAATTGATCTTTGCGACCACGGCAGCTTCAAAAACTGTTTGAACCTGTGTCTTGAATTCTTCTGAGAGGTCGTTCTCTCCAAAAATTGCAGTAAGGTCTTCTGAAATGTCAATATCATCGCTGGTGATGACCGTGCGCTCAACAGAAAGGGGAATCTCAATTGAATCATCATCATCCTCATCAGAAGCAGACTCTCCAAGGAGGTCGCTCATGAGCTTGGAATATGCACCAGCAAGTTTTTCTGCATCCGTGTCCTTCATTGTTTCAAAGACGGCACGAATTATTTCTTGTTTGGTTTCTGGAATGACTTGCTCTTCTACATCATCATCATCCTCGTCATCGTCATCCTTTGCAAAGGGATTCTTGCCCTTCTTCTTGCCCTTCTTCTTGCCATTCTCTTCTTCGTCATCCTCATCGGCTGCTTCATAAACTTCAATTTCAGACGGGTCATCTCCTTCGCCCTTGGCTTCTGCGCCAGACTTGACCTTCTTCTTGGTCAGCTTCTTGCCCTTGGGCGTGGCGGCCTTTGTCACCTTGCCACTCTCGGGAGCAGAACCAGTGGCCCCACTTCCAGGCTTGTCTGGAGATTCGGTAGAATCTTCTGCCAATTCGTATTCAATCTCATTTGCAATATCATTTGCAATCTGGTCAATTTCTTCATCAATTGAGATTTCTGCGGTACTTAAATATTCGGTAGCCATTATATCCATCTCCTTAGAAAGAATGGAAGAATCCAAAGGTTATTCTTAGTTATTTATAACTCCTACAATTTTGACAAGAACGATTTGAATATTCTTAACTTCTGCTCTTCCATGTCTTTTCTCTTTGCCGTTTCATTGATTTGTCTCTTATATTTCTCTATTTCTCTCTCTTTAATTATCCCATTATCCCAGACCCATTCTTTGCCTTCCATGATACCTTCGACAAATGCCTCTGGGGCAGAAGGGTCTGCAACAATATCTGCGGCAGTCGCAAGATAGAAATCATCCTGCACGACATTGGTTCCTCGTTGATTCTTTAACGAACCCATTCCGCGTGAAGAAACTCCCAGCTTGGCACCCTCGTCGATGAGATTCTTGACAATCTTGCCATACGGGGTGTCCATAATCTTTGCCTTGCCAATCCAATTGTTTCCGTCTTCCTTGAGTTCCTTTATCATATGAGAAACACGTTCAAGGTTGACTACCGGACCATCGGGATGGCCAAGTTCTCCGAATGCCCTGTTCTGGTCAACATAGTTTCCAATATACTTGTAGACCTCTTTGTTCAGGACTTCCTTGGGATAGATGCGACCGTTGCGATTCTTTTGTTCAGCCTGCATGAAAACGCCCTTGATATAGTGACTCTTTTCGCCTTTGGCATTCTCTTCCGTGATGAATTCAACATCTCCATCTGCCATGATTTCGGTAATTAGTTTCATTGCCCTGCCTCGTCGTTGTTGTTGTCGTCTTCTTGAGAAGATTCAATATCGTTTAGCCAACGATTTGAAATTTCCATTTTCTTTGTCTTGAATGCATCAGAAACCTTGGAAAATAACACAGAGTTAATTTTGTCTGCCATTTCGGAAGGCTTCTCGCCCAGAGCATCCTTGATTGCTGCCCTAATTGTTTCTTTCATAATAAATTTCTCCCTTTATTATATTTATATCAAGTAATATCTTCATGGAGTTTTCTTTGTTTGGCATTTACTAATTTAATTGTCTTTACTCGATTCTTTGTTAAAATTTTCTCTTCTTGTTGACTTTTGTTTTCAGGTGAAGGGTTGTTGGGTTTATTATTTTCTTCGCGATTGTTGTCACCATCACCATCAGAAGGTTCATCCAAATCAATAGTTCCATCCTCAACTTCGTCTGCAATTTCGTTATCTATCTGAGCGATTTCCTCTTCAGTTTGCGATAATACATTCTTACGCAACCATTTTTGTGAATAATATTTTCCAATATATTCATCCATTGTCTGTGCAATTTCCATTCGTTCCCGCATGATTTCAGTGTGCTTCAATTCAGAAAAATGTGAATCTTGTCTGAAATTATATTCAACCAAAGATTTGATGGTGTCCCAATCTTGCGCCGAAAGAATTCCTTTGAGTTGTAATTGTTTTCCGAGTATATCATCAAACAAAGTAGAAAACCTATGCCGAAGGCGATTGACATATTTACCAAACTTTACCTCGTCTCGGGTGATTTCTGTTGCCCGGCCCAACGAGAACGACCCTTCCGGCTCAAGCCTTGAGACAGGAACACCCAATGCCTTATAGAGTTTCTTTTTAAAATAGATAACATCTTCAATTTCTCCGAGATTAGTACCACCGGGAAGTGTCGTGATTTCCGTACCACGGCCGCCTTCACGGCGAGGAAGCCAGTAGTCTTCAAGCATGGACATGTGCTTGCGGTCATCGCGCACCTCTCCGGTGGCAGTATCATATACAACCTTGTTCTTGAATTTGGACATGATGCTCGAAAGATATTGTTCTGCCTTTATCTTTGGAAGGTTTCCTACGTCAACATAAAAAATACGTCTTTCTGGGGCCCGTGCAAGGCGATAGATGACTGTTGCATCCTCAAGCATCTTGAGTTGATTCATAGGCTTGATTGCCTTGTGAAGATTGCCAAGAATCATTTTCTTTGTGGGATCAAGTATACCAGAATGAACATGGGAAATACTGTCCTTTGCAATCTTCAGGCCAGTCTGGTCACTACTGCTGCTATACCCTACTCTTGGTGCAATTCCGCCGGGATAATATAAATAATATTCTGTCACATTCTGTGGCAAAGAAATTAATGTATTGTTTTGTGATTTCTTTCCTGCAACCTCACGAACCTTTTTGACTTGTCGTGGGTCAATTGGGCGAAGCTCTTGTATTCCATCTCTTGGATTTTTTGCATCAATCATTACATGATAATATAGCCGACCATCGACATACCACTTTTTGAATATGTCATATGCATAGTCCTGAAACAACAGCAATCTTAAAACTTCACCAAATTCTTCTGAAATTTTGTTTTTGATTGAGTCGGGAATATCAACATTGCCAAGAGAAATTGCAACCGGAGACTTTCCTTGCTCGGTAATGACAGACTCGTTAATGATGTCGTCAATGGCAAGTTCAACTTCTGGATTCATGGCCATTTCACGGTAACGGGTAATTAATTCAATTTCATCCTTGACAGAACCTTCAAGATCAAGATAAGTTCCATAGACACCACCAGTCACGGTGGGTGCCTCCACCGTTAATGCAGCATCAAGATTTTCTGGAAGAGAAAATGACTGAAGACGTTCTTCGGGAACATTTTCGTTGTCTCTTCCAATTGTGAAACCTAATAATTTAATTGCCATAAAATGTAGCCTCTCCAGCAGGGTGGATTAATATATAATACCTATATGTGTATATATGTTCCCCTGCCGGATAGGTTTTAGGTTGTCTGTGTCTTGTCGTCTGCAATCTGCCAGTAGTCATACTGCCATGTGACGGCAAACTCTTCGACTGCATCATTTTGATCCCATCCCAATTCAATGGCGGCAACCGAGGAAGGCCAACAATTAATCATGGTAATTTGTTTGGCAACTTCGCCCTCTTTCTTGTAGTGCGTCACCTGTGCATCCACCTGATAGTCGTTTCCAGAAACAGTCCTTAGATTCTCGCCGTGACCCTGAATGCCATTCATCCAATTGACAAGCCCGGCATGAATGGCAAAGTCTTCGTCGTTGATGACGGTCGTTGTCCACTCGGCAAACGTTCGATTGCCTGCCAACTTAATGTTCCGCCCAAAGTAGGGAACCTCGACAAGCCCAATGTCTGCTCCGGGAATCTGGGCACCCTTGCACATGAAAGTCATCTTCTGACCCGCTTCGCCGGGATTTACTGCACCCGGAAAAGGAATCGTGACCTCATATAGATTGGGGCGTGCGCCCTGGCCAACAAGCTCGGCTCTGAAATTATTAATTGAAAAAGGCATTATTTGCTCTCCTTGATATGTATCCTAATTCTATTTATGCTCTAATCCTTAGAATTTGCCTACAACTTCTGAGAAATCAACCCCAGTCTTGACGGCAATAAAGTTCAACTGAATGAAGTTGATTGAGCGAGCAGGTTTGATGTAAATATCACCAACAAATTCATTTCTATCAATGACGCTCCCTGGATTGTTCGTGTCATCACACACAACCTTGAACTCATTAATGCCCCTCCGACCCTTGACATCCCGAAGGAATGGTTCAACCATATTTCGGAATTGGGCCCGAGTGAACTCGTCATTGAATTCAAAGAGTGAGAACTTGGCAGCAGTCGAGATTGATTTTTCCAACAGAATAAATAGTCGTCGGACATTGATTCGATCAAAGGCACTTGGCTTACTCTGAGAGGTCTTATCGCCATACAGGAGTGTTCCCTGACCTGGGAATGTCACCACAGGGTTCACCCCATTCTTGTATAGTTCGTCTCGGTCTGCCTTTGAAGGATTGTATGCCAACTTGACAACGTTCTTGATTTGACCACGATTGTATCCGGCAGGACTCCACCATGTATCTCTTGTGTTGTCCGTCCGTGCAGTCAGCCCGGCAATGTCACCATTCAGAGGGGTCCAACGATAGATGTCGTTGTACTTGTCATACTGATACTTCCATCCACTATCGCAGAATGCATATGATGTATTTTTATTGATTTTTATAGACTTAAATCCAGTGGTTTTATTAATGATTGCTTCCAATCTAGCCGAATTGGTTGCTACGTCCACAACATCAGATTTAAGTGGAGAATAAAACGCAACAGCATCCTTACGAGTGGTTGCAATATCAATTACCTTTTTGATTACAGTTTCTTGGTTGGTTCCATCAGAAACTGATGCGCCGCCCTGACCGCAAATGAGCAATGATACATCTTCTTGGTCTGAATCTTCAAAAAGTTCATATCCTCGTATCAGGTCTGCGGACCCGAAGGCCTTCGGGCCGTCTGACCCGCCACCAAGCGCCAGGGAGAGTCTTCCGTGGGCAGTATTTCCAAACGTAGTGCCGTCTGCCGCAGGCGTTCCATAAGTGGCTTCGGTTACCGCAGTTGGCGATGCAACTCGAATATACTTGGACTTGTTATTGATTACCGTCTTGAAGTAAATATTGTCTCCGGCATTGTCCTTTGCGTCGGACGCCTTTGAAAGAAATGGATAGATTTCTAGCACGCCATTTGCAACACCCGAAAAATGCCCAAGAGGGGAGTCGATGATTGCAATGTGCAGTTCGTCAAGCGAAGAACTTCTTGCACTCGCCCAATTCGATGTGTTCGGCGAATCCGTGAAGTATGTGTTGGGCCACCAATTATTAAATCCGTTTACTCCACCAACAGTTCCGGCATGGTCACAGAGTTCGACAGTCAGTTGATTTCCAATTTGCCCTGGATACTTGGCAAAAAAGGTATTGCCTCCTGGCGGGCTCGAATCAAAGGATTCGTCGTTTTTAATCTGAATTCCGCCCGAGTGATAATTTTCGTGGGCATTGTATAAAGCGGTGCTTCCACAACGAACGACTCGCAGGGCATTTGAATATGCCAAAAAGTTTGCGGCACTAAAAAAATCAACAGCAGAATTTGAGTCGGGCTTTCCAAACATAGAAACAAGGGTGTCTTCTGAATTAATCAGAGTGACGGTTTCCATTGGGCCCCATGTGAACCGTCCTGCAAATGCACCGATGGCAGTCGAGACTGCGGGGATGACGGTCGTCAAGTCAATTTCAGATACATTTACACCGGGGGAAACTTGAAATGGCATGTTATTTTCTCCTTTGAGGATATGGCAAGCTCATATGCCCATAAACTAATTCTTGAATATTTATAAAAAAGGAGTTTTTCATTCAATCATTTACATGAAACCAAACCTGCCCGTCTCCATCCGTAAATGTCTGCTCTTCCATTCCGACATCTACAAACCCAAAAGGTAAAATATCTTCTTCCAATAGCCTCATTTTTTCTTCCAAGAGATGTTTTCGGATGTCATTGTCTGTAATGTCCTTGAAGTGTGGCTGTGATGTCAGCCATGCAAACAACAAAAGAGTCATCACAAGGTCATCATGATTTCCTGCATCGGCTTCATATGATCCTGCCTTTGCAACAAACGAACTCAATTCTGCAATGGTGTCAAAGTCATTCACGATCAATTTATTCTCTTCGAGCAGACTCTTGAGCATGGAACATCCGATTTGTTTGACCTTCTTTGACATGGTGAGGCCCAAGTCGGTTGTTCCTTTTCCAAAACCAGAATCAAATACCTGCCCTGCCCTTCCGCGAGTGGAAATCATCACAATATTTTCGTATTCAATTTCATTATGGAGAATATCGGCAACCTGTTTTCCAATGCCATTGACTTCAACAAGGACATATGCCTCATTGTATTTCTCGGCCACCGATGCAATGACATTGGGGTATATCAAGGGAGTAATGGAGGCATTGCGATACTTGGCAACCTGTCTGTATGGAAATTCTGTGGCATCAATGACAGAGAATGCAGAATAATCAAGATCCTCTCCGAGCGACACATCGACCGTCATCATATACAAGTGGTCTTCTTTGGGATATTCGTATACGTCAAGCCCATTGTTCTTGTCAATGGGGTTCTTGAACACCATGTTCTTCAATGTACTTCCAGAGATGAGCGTGTTCAGGCCACCAATGAACTCCCCTTCAAACTCCTGGGCCCAGCGTTCCTTTCCGATGTTGCGAATGGTTTCGTCTTTCCATCGGTTGTCTCTTCCGGGGACATCTTTCCAATGAACCTCAAGAGGAATATAGTTGTTCTTCTTGTCCTTGGCATCCTCCCACATCTTATAGAAGTGATTCAATCCATTCGGAGTGGAAACCACAACAATCTTTGTGGATGTACCCGAAGAAATGGTAGGATACACAGAGGACATGAACTCAGAGGCAATGTTTGGAGGAACGAATGCAAACTCGTCCAAAAGAATCATGTTATAGGAACCACCACGGATGGCTGAACTGGAGGTGGATGCGGCAACCACCTTGGAGCCGTTTTCAATTTCAAGGTTGCCCTTATTCCATATCAAGACGCCCTGCTGCAAGAATTTCGGAAGATTCTCGTATGCAAGTTGCAGTCTGCTCAGGATGTCCCGTGCGAGTGAACCCTTGTTGGCCAGGATGGCAATGTTGACCGACTCATTGAATAGGATATACCAAAGGAAATATGAAACGACTGTGGTTGACTTGCCAACCTGTCTCGGAGTGCAGAAAATGGAGAAGCGATTGTTATGAATCGTCTTGACCATCTGCTTTTGAAATTTGTACAACTTGAATGGAATCAAACCCCTGTCCACATGAACTACCTTGATGTAGTTCTCAATAAAATACTGAGGCTTCTTGGAGCATTTGATATACTCGGCAAGCTCCTCTTCGGTATAGTCATGAGGAACCCCGGCAGGCTTCAAGAGCGGATTGCCTAGATATGCATTGTCACCCATCGGATTTCTTTCTTTTTGAGTCTTTTAGTTTCTGGCTGACATGGCCCTGGTCCCGAAGGAACTTCTGGAGTTCGTTGGTCGAACCGAGAAAGATTGCATTCTGCGTGACATTCTTGGCACCCTCTTCGTCTTTGATTTTCTTCATGTCCTTCTGGAGTTCGATGAGGTCTTTGTTTGTTTCGGAAAGTTGTCGCATGATTTGCCCGACCACTTCCCATGCCCGTGGATGGTCGGAGTCCTTTGCGAGTTCAAGAATCCCGTCAAGGGCAGACCCGCCCTTTGCAATGATGTCCTGAAGATTGTTTCGGACATACTCATAGTCTTCGTCTTGGTGATTTTTTCTCATCACCTCAAGTGTTTGGTTTGTGAGATCCACAAGGCCAAGTTCTCTTTCAGCATCGTTGCTCATAATATCAATCTCCCAATATATTTACAATATCCGTCGCAATTCCAAAGTTGTCATTTGCCCTAATTTCTCCAACAGGAATACTCAGGGATGCATTTGTTGTCGGCATTCCGTTTGCAAACATGGCAGGGCGGATTTGGATTTGGTCATACGAATTGGCTGAGTCAACATTCATGGTCGGGTGTAGGTTGATATATGACTTGTTGACGATTGCATTGTTTAATGAAATAAACCCATATAACTGCCCCTTGAGAATAAAATCAAGTGTCCATATAATAAACCTTCTGTCTTCAAAACTTCCTTCGTAATTGTCCTCTGTAGAAACTGATGTTAAAATAATAGGAAGGTCAATATTTAATTCCAAATCGCTCACGCGCCTAAGACTTATCGTAAACTCTGGTGTAAAATAAGGAAGAATTTGTTCAATGATATGTGTCCCGTCTTCGATATTACCAACATATATATTCAACTGAAAACTAAGATCATAAGGGACCGGAGCAAAGGAAGAAAAAATCATTGTGTTTGCATTTGATCCGGCTGTTCTTGTTCGGTGCGTCCGATTCATTGTATTCAGTTTTCGCTCTGATGAATATGTCATGCCTGTCATTTCAAAAGACATTCTCGGGAGAGTCAATGCCACAGGCTTATCTAAATTAAGATCATCGTTGATTCTTGCAATGTATCTTTGCTGTGGCGCATATGTCAACGGAACTGCAATGGTGCTTGCATCCTCGCCAGAAGCAGCCCGGCGGTTAATCTTGATGTTGTTGAACAGCGTCCCAAAGGAGATAACATAGTCTCGTATTAGCCCGTGTGAAAATGTATTTGCAAGCATGGTAGTTTAAAAATTCCCAAATGGATTGGTTTCGGAGAAATCAAGAATTGTGTTTGCTCTGGCTTCAATTGCATCATTGTCTGTTGTGGTGCTGGTTGTTCCCAACATGGTGTTTCCGTGTGCATATTTAGTTGCAATGGCATCAATCTCTTCAATTCCGGTTGTGATGACTTGATTGTTATATACAAACAACTCACATCGAAGGTCGTAGACAGGAAGTGTTCCCGAAATATAGAACATGGATTCGTGTTCTACAAATTGAATTTGAAATAGTTTTCCATTGAGGGGAAAATAGATTAGGTCGCCTTCTCTCGGCCGGACATATGGAACACGATTAGAGGAAACAGGATCGACTTCGGCAGGATCTATTAATTCAAATCGCCTAATTGAAGTGGTAAATGTAATTTGATCGCGAATATCTAAGCCAAACCGAGAAAGAAATTCTCCCTCTCCTTCAAATCCTTCTACATTCTTGATATACATTTCTAAAAGAAATGCCTGGGCATAACTTTCAAGAGAGTCTTCCCCAAATATTGAGTCAGATGTAGAACTTGACCTACGAGGCAGCCAATAAACATCCATGCCATACATCTTTATGCTTTCGATGATTAGGTCGTGGATGAGATTTTGTTCGGATTTATTTTCAAAATTATTGAAATATACATTTGTCGGCATGGTTTAATTTACCCCACCGCAAAGTCAATAGGAAGCTCATACGAGAGAGACATTTGCTCTTTTAGTCTTTCAATTTCGACGCGGGCATCTTCAAGGATTGCTCTTCCATTTAGAGTGACTCCTCCCGGCAATTGAATTCCTTCAAACTTACTAAGATTTGTTCCCCATTGTTCTTTGATGAGTGCCGTGGCATAGTTTTTCAAGAAAGTGTCATTCCATACCTCGGCATTTGATGCTGATGTTTCGTCAACTCCTTGGTAGGTTTCAAATACAATATAGTCATTTAATGCAACCTCTGAAGCCCAGTCTATCTGAAGATATATTTTGTTCGTTTTTCTGTTGAACCGAACGTTTTCCATTGCATTGATGAGTTGGTCAATCATTGAAAGGTGCGACATCCTCATCCAATAATTCTGCATTTCACGGGTTCCTTTGGTGCTATAGGTTGCCCAGTCGTTTAACATTAACTGATACTTTACAGAAAACATTCCACCCGTTCTGCTCGCAAGTTTGAGCATTCTGCTGACCCCGATAATGGATGAGGCTTCTGACCCCACAAGAGTCAGATACTTGTTGTCAATATCAGTCTGGGTGACCTGATGAGAATAGTATATCATTTCGGTGCCATCAAAATGATATTCTTTCCAGAAACGAAGGGCATCATCAATACGGTCTTCCATCTGAAACTCGTCTATGTTTATTTCAATAACAGGATGGCCCAATCTCCTTAGACAATAGTCTTTAAATTCTTCTCTATTTTCTGGTTTGGCCATTTTATTTAATATCTCCTTGTTCTTTAGGTATAGCTAGAAGAACCATCGCCACCTGTAGAATTGGTGGTATACATAGAACCAACTTCGACTGATGGGGCTATGGTTGCAATTCCTTCTTGTATTCTTATTTTTTGGTCCGGGTCAGCAGTGGTGTTTACCAAAATAATTTCATAAAGGTATCGACCCTCTTTTACTTTTGATGTCACTAAATTATTTGCAGTCAACTTGACTATTTTCTCACCAGCATCTACTACTGTTTCAAACGTAAGAATAGAATCTTTGTGGGTACTGCTCTTTCTTATCTGGGCATTTGCATACCACCCCGAACTTATAGTCATTTTGGTTGTGAGGGGGGGCTTATTATAAATAGTAAATTCTTCTAAATAATCAGTTCCCTGGTCTATTGTAATATTTCTGGTTCGATTGGCCATTTGATACAGATTCTCCTTTATATTATTTAGGTATTTGCCGTGTCGGAGACAACATTTTGTATAATTGGAATAGAAAATGTTTTAGAATGATGCCCATATTTTATCACAGAAAATGTAATTTTATCAGAAAACCCTTCAAGAAAACTAGGAGAAATTTCCATCGAATCGTTTGTAGATGATGATATAAATGCAATAGAAGATATTTCGGGTTCATTGCTAAAAATAACTGCCGATTGGGGCGGGAAGCCAGAAACAGAAATTGAATGTGTTCCATTTCCAACTATTGCATTGTCACTATATATAAGATTATTATTTAATTCCTGTATGCTCGCAATGCCATTTGGTTCTTGTGTGTCTGCATCCAGAGTAACATAAGTATTAATACTGGTCTGACCACAACTTCCAAGATATGTACAGACGCCTTTGTCATTTAGATTTGAAATTTGCATTGGCGTTGGATTATTAATCGTATATGAAATACTTCCAGATGATTTGTCGTATATGTATAGTGTTTTCATATTATCATCATTCATAAGTTTTAGTCTCCAAGTGATTGACTTCAAATCCGATTTTTCCCTTCACGACAGGAAGAGAGGGATGTTTCCCACGAATACTATGATATGATTCATTTACAATAATAACTTTTCCTGGATATATTCCAGAAGACTGCCCTCCAACAATATATCCAGCATCTCCTCCTTGAAATTGCACAGGCATATCTTGCTTACTCGATGCCGCGATTCCCGGTTCCCCGTTTTGGGGATTTCCATGTCTTCCGGCGCGGGCCCCGGGGGCCCCGTCCGCAAACGTAGAAAAAGAGAAGTTATAGTATCCCATTCCTCCTCCTCCTCCTCCACCACCGGATACAATAATCGGGTGTTCACGGCTGTCCGTCGATTGCATCTCTTGTTTATTTATTATGTATATTATGGGTAGCACAGTTCCGTGTTTAATATAAAAAACATCTCCGCCGTCGCCCCCAATATGGGACTCGTTATTGTCAACATAATCCGTCCAATCTGCCGGAGCCGTAGCGGCGAGCCCGCCCGCGCCGACTTTATTTACATCATAAGGCGCGGGCCCCGTAGCGAATGGAGACACTTTTATTTCCGAATCAATATCGTTCCCATTTTTTCCCTTTTGAGGCTCGGTAATGTCCTCCTGCCCGGTCCCTATGATGCCGGAGTTGGGAAGCTGAGCCCATCCAGAACCTCCTTGTCCGATACCTTGTGCATGACCCCAGTTTTCAAAAATCGAGCCCGCGAAGCCAGGATTTGGAGGACTCGCCGTCCAAGGCCCGCCGGACGCGCCGCCACCGCCTCCTCCACCACCGTATGTTTTATAAATTTCCTGAACCTCGCTGGGCAAAGCGACTTCGATGGTCTGGGCTCGGGTTCCGCTTCCCCCGCTTCCCCCGCCGCCGACAACAACTCCATAATTTTCAATTGTAATTGATAGATTTTTATTATTTTCAAAAATAAATTTAGAATCACCCAAATCAAATGTAATTGCAGGAGCAGGCTTTCCTGTAAA